TTTTCAGAATGAATAGGACTTCTTGTGAGATATTCTAACGTATTTTCGAGGGTTTTGATACGGGCTTGTAATTGTACGATCTGATTGAACTGGACTAGGAAGCCCGACATATCATCATAAACGATTTCGAACTCTTGGTATATTTCATCTATCGTTTCGCCACCTTCTTCTTCGACTTCCTCAATATATTCAATAATGAACTCTATCGCGTCACTATTTTCTTCGACATCTCTAATCAAATTTGTCCTATCGACTGCGGAGTTCTCAACAGTCAACTTTTCTAAATCTGACTGTAATCCTTCAATGATTGACGCTTGACCAGAGGCATACCATATCGCTCCGCTGATTGTTCCCACAGTAGCAATTACCGCCGTTGCCGCTGTTAATATATTGACCTTTGGTAGCTTATCCGACATCGCATCACCCCACCACTGTTATCCGTAGCAATAAGGCAATAATAAAACCAGAAGTGGCAAGATACATATATTCTAATCTCTTAACCCTATTGAATAAGTCACGCATTTGAATGTCCACAGTAGTTTGCAGCGCAACTAATTGCTTCTCTAAGCCGTCTATGCGTTCATGGGCTGATGATGCGCTTCGTTTGTTCATTATTACGAATGATCCTTTATCGCCTTATTAACAGCAGTCATACTTTCTGAAGTCCAGTAGTCTTTTGCTACCATCAACTCTAAATGCTCTACGTTACGAGCTTTGGTTGCAGTCCACTCATCGTCTTCCATGTCATCTGGTTTCCCTGCGTTTAGTAGATCAACGCTGTGACCCATTGCTGTGTAGTTTTGTGCGATTTGTTCTTCGGTTATTTCATCCATTTGTTTATCCTTCTAATGCTGCTACTTTTGTTTCTAATGTTTCAATCCTAGTCATTGCCTCTTGTAATGCTTTGACTGCTTTCATGTAGAGGATGGAGTAGTTGACGGTCTTGGTTGTAGTGCCAAGATCATTCATGTCTTTATCTATATCCGCAATTTCTTTTACAAGACCATTCATTCCTGAAGATTCAAGTTCTTGGGCAATTACACCCAACATATTTGGCTCGTCAAGATTGTCAGACTTCAAGCTGTATTTACGAACGGATACAGCTTTTATATCATCCCATTGTGATGGAGCATCAACGATGTTTTCTTTAAGTTTAATGTCTGAGTCAGCGCCATAACTATTATTTTGATTTACCACGTTACCGTTGTTAAATATCTTCAGCCTAATGGAACTACTATCGGAGCAAGTTAAAAATCTACCCGCGTCATTATTTGGTGCAACATTAGGGTAGTTTAGACCAAGAGCGTATGGGTTACCTCCCGTACCAGTGTTGCGTACTGTAACACCGTTTTGAGCATTAGTTGCGTTATCAAAAACCCAAGTTCCATCAGAGCTTTTACGATAACCCAAGGGAACACCATCTCCATCAGACAGCACGATGTTGTTGCTTGAGGTGCGGATGTCTAGGCCGCCTTGGTTGCCGTTGTACATTCCAAGAATGGTGTTATTAGAGCCTGTGGTTATTGTGTAACCAGAGTTACGTCCAATAAATGTGTTATCTACACCAGTAGTCCCATCACGACCAGCGTATTGACCAACGATTGTGTTACCCGTACCAGTGCGAGAATACCCTGCTTGCCAACCAACAAATGTGTTATCGCCAGAAGTAGTATTGCTATATCCAGCCTGATAGCCAACCGCTGTGTTGTTGCTTGCGGTGGTGTTGTTGGTAAGTGCTTGTCTACCAATAGCAGTGTTGTAACTTCCAGATGTGTTATCCTCAAAAGCAACTGCACCAAGAACTGTATTCTCAACTCCTGTTGTATTATTATGCGCTGCAAAAGCACCAACAGCAGTGTTTAAAGTTCCTGTGCTATCTTGCAGTGCTTGATAACCAACAGCAGTTCCATAATTAGCAGTGGTGTTTGTTGAAAGGGCTTCCTGCCCCAAGGCCGTATTATATGAACCTGTTGTTATTGCTGTTCCTGCATCCTTACCAATCACAACATTATTATTACCACCAGAAGCAATACTGTCTCCTGCACCCTGTCCAATTCGGACGTTATCCGTTCCGGCTGAAGCAGTAATGACATCTGTACCATCTGCAAAAGTTACATCACCACCGTCTGATAAGGTTATTCGTGTGTTTCCGTCATCCGTTTTAAATACAAGCCCATCACCATCGGACGCTGAAATCTGCCCTGTTGTTATTTGCCATTCGTTATTGGTCTGATCTAAAACTGCAACTTGTATCCAAGCATTGTTCGCCTCGTTTCGAATATACAGTTTATTGTTTGTTGTATCGTACCACCATTGATTAGCAAAAGTTGTGCTTGGTGCAGATGTGCCAGATGAGTTTGAAACCAGTGCTTGCAAGGCATTGTTTAAATCAGCCCTCGTAGCAGGAAAGCCCTGATTAGCTATATTCATGTCATGTTGTGCCATTTAGACGATCTCCTTACCAAATCCTTTAGCCACATAGTCAAGTGTAACTGAGTTTGTGCTTGTACTACCACCAGAAAATACTTCTATATCAAATCCTGCTCTGGTTTTGTTCGTAATAACATATCTCTCACCATCTGCCAAGTTCGCCAACGACAATCCAATAGCAGGAACACCCTTGAACTTAGTCGGGAAAGTTACGCTCTTTGTGCCAGTAAAAGTTATATCTACTTCTGATTGTGTTCGCTCTGGCATATCTATTTCAGCCCTTAATTCCCTAATCGCAGGAGAAGCAGCACCATTTGTACATTCTAATATGCATCTGAATTGCATCGCTCTGGCTGTTATATCTGCAACGATAAAGGGCTGATACGCTGTATAAGTTGGTGAACCTGATGGATCATCGTTAGTATGGCGCAATTCAAACCTTGCTGATGTTACGTCAAACTGGGCAGGATCTCCGTCAAAATCTCCAAGACGAGCATCAAAAAGCCCTGTGGCACTGTCGAAATCGTTAACATAATCTAAATAATCCACTTTAAATTTAGGATATATTCGGCTCGTATATACTTCACCAAAATCAACCGTTGTATTAAAATCGTATGTTCCAGATGTCACCGTTCCAGAAAATCCATCAAATAAACCAAGCCCATCATCAAAGTTTCCTGTTCCGCTATCAAATTGATCTACGGTATCCAACGCAAGATAATCGCCCTCACTATCCTCTAAGACTACGACATTGCTTCTAGCCCCTGCAAAAACAGGATCTTCTTGTATTGTTTGAATAGCATTGAAGTTCTCGACATTGTTTGGATCAACTAGCACAACGAAACTTGCAGCCGCTGCCGAAACACCGCCAATCTTATCAACGGCTTTAATGAAATAAGTGCCTGTCTTAGCAGGAACGACAGCCGTATTTGCAGGACGAGCAATCTTATCAACTATATCAACTGCATTTTGATAACTAGCGCCAGATGTTTCAGATGAAAACCTGACTTTGTAATGCGATAAGTCTGCATTGCTAACTGGTGTCCAAGATAGATTTAATGCGCTGCCTGTTACGTTACCAGTGAAGTTTGTTACGTTATCTGGTGGACTTGCAAAGGCTGTTAATTGCTGTCCTGCTGTTGTTGTAAACGGCCCTGCTGCACCAAAAGAGTTAAAAGCTCTAGCTCTTACATCATATTGATCATCGCCTAATCCAGTTACTTCAAACAATCCATTTCTCTGTTTACCTACAGAAATATAATTAGTGTCGCTTGTTCTTTTATACTGAGCTTCAAACTCTACTGCAAAAGGCTCGTTAGCTGTAACGTCAATAATAAGAACACCGACAGCAGCTTGATTGACTACACGCAAATCAAAATCTACACCGAGTCCGACCGTAGGAACTTGAGTTGCGCTTGGGAGAGTTGTTGCATTTAAATCAAATGCTGTTTCTTCTGCGCTCCAATCATAAACGGCTGAACTTATTTCACGCAAAGTCATAGTGACCTCTAAAGCCTTATCTTGACTAATTCCAAACCGCCAATCGGCAACCTCAAATGTTTTACTACTAAATCCAAGCCTTGTGTTTGTCAGACTAATAATATCACCGATTTGAAGCTGTAATGCTCTTAATCCAAACGTGCCAGATAAAGTTAGCTGTTCGCGATTTTTATATAAAGCAATCTTTGCAATTCTTTGCGCCATTGATGAAGTATTAGTAAATGGTAGTGGAATATCTTGAATCACTCTCTCACCGCCATCAACAGTTTCAAATACGCTTGATGTAATCGGTGGAAAGTCTGAAGGCTGATAATCTGTCTCTGCCCCTGCGAACATACCTGAAACTGCGTTAAAATTATCTCTGCGACTATTCCGAGTATTTACTTGTAAGTTGCTTCTTAAATCGTCCTCAGTAAGCGCCAAAACAGATGATGTAAATTCTCCTGCTTTAACACCCCATTGACCTTGACTATAGAATATTGTTCCTGCCATCGATGCCACAAGATCAGTAATAACATCATCAGGAGGCAAAGCCGTAACAAAAGATCCGTTAACAGTATATCTCTTTTCTGTGCCTCCTGCCGATAAAGTTACATTTTCATCGCATACATTTGCGGCTGCTGAAAATATAGTATTGTTTATTTCTGTTGCTTCGCTAACACCAAGTCCATAATCTGATATTAAATAATCCCTTAAACACAAAGCAGCATTAGCAGACCACGCTGTTGCTGAAGATCTCGGATCAAATACTTTCTTACCTTTTACGATTGCGCTGAATATCGGCAATCCTTGAGGAAAAACGCTAGTATCAAATTCAGCCCGAATATAAATATAAGCAACACCTCTTGCAGTGTGATTGACTGTCCATGCGCTATCTTCCGACACCAAATCAGCGTCAGCGCTTTGACTGCTAGAACCTAAATGTTTATTTATTCGTAATGCTGAATTAACTACGTTTCCTGCATCATCTTTTATTTGGAAAGCATCGTTAGTAACAAAACCATTACCGTCTAATGTCAAAGCAACATTATCAGCGTATACTGTGCCAATCTCTTCACATTCATGCCCTGCCAACGCGATTAAAGTGTGTAAATATTTCTGATCGTCTGTAACTGAACGATAAAATATTACACCACCGACACGCTGCTGACCGTATATAATCGCATGATCAGAAGCAGGAGCGACAGCATTAACATTTGTTCCATAACCTTTTTGAGCCGCCATTACAGATGCGGCTGCGGCTTGTGCTTTCTTCTGTGCCTTTTTAGTAAGAGCATTGATAGCGTATGAGGTGACAATAGTAGCGCCAACATAATATATCACAGTTGCCGCGACAGCGCTTCCGACTACGGTTGTTATAATAGGAATTAAAACTGCTGCCATTATTCAACACTCCAGAACAAATCATTTTCGTCTAATGATAATAATATCATTCCATCATCGCATAAGAAAGCACCTAAATCACTGACAACAATACCTAATATAATAGGCAAAACACCAATCGTTTGATCAACAGGCCGACCCACAACAAAACCCCTCGATGGGAAACGCCCTTTAAATCTGTCTAATCGATCATCAAGCATATCTATAATTGTGTCATATTCTAACTGCATCAATTTACGTCTATAATGCAACAAAGCAGATTTCGGGGTGGTGTAATTGCCTAAACAATCATCTGCAAAGCCTTGTCCACGCATAATTTCTACCGACTTATTTATAAACGTAAAACAATCATGCTCACCCCAGACAAAGGGATAATCTCGCAAGCTGTTGACATACTCAGCTAACTTTATATCCCAATTTGGAACACGCATCAGCCACCGCCACCCCATTGCAATCGTTGGTTTTGTAGGCTTTCCACAAAATCAAATGCTAAATCTCCTGAGTGCCTTTGCTTCTGGTTTTGAGTTGTGTATCTGCGATTTCTAGGTCTCTCTAAATCGATTAATCTGCTCTCAACAGATGTAATTATAGTTGATGTTTCTGCCCCTTCATCAATGACCATCGTGTCCATGTAACCAGTAAAAGCTAACATTCCATTTTGATTTGCAGGACTCGACCAATTTATAAAACCAAAGTTAACATTGCAAAGTCTACCCTGATAAGGAGTATTTAAAGCATGAGTTAATAAACTTGATGGAATACCGCTTAAAGTGAGATTAATTCCTTTTGCACTTATATCCTGACTTTCTTCTACATCTGATATTGATAAAAGGTCTCCCACACCGCTATATGTCTCACCGCTTGATACAGTTACAGTAATATCTCCATATCCCGTCCAAACGCGAACAGTATCAGTATCAAAAAAAAGCTCTACAGCATAAAATGGAGAAACTTCAGCGTCATCAAGTGCATTGACGATGGTTGATACAATGTTCCTTGCCATTAGATCGCCTCAACTCCACCGAAAGTTATGCCATAAAGAGCAGTTTCTCTGATGCTCCAATTCTGCTCGTCATCAGCCAATCGAAAGCGTCCGATTGTATTAGTCACAACAACAGTTGCATTATCGCTTGGAGCAGTTCGTATATAAGGCCATATATCGACTGCAACCTGACCTGATCCGTTACTATCAACATCAGCTAGAACTTTATGCAATGTAGCACTTCCTGCTGATCCTAACTGTATATAATCTCCTGCCTTGAGCCATCCTGTTTGCGAGGCTGTGCAACCATCAATATTTAATGTGCCGCCTATTTGACTCGCTCCGTTAACGAGTGGAGTGCCTCCTGCTGAACCTCTAGGACTTGCACCGACAGGATCTCCAAGCGTAAACGTGCCGAATCTACCTCGTAAGCTAACGAGAAAAGCAACCCATTGCTCTGCGTCTGCTCTATTCATAGCAGGAAGCGTGACATCTACTTCCCATCTTTGCCCTGCATGAGCCACTGCCTGTTGCTGATAAGTAAAAGGCGACATACTCATTCCGACAGTATTAACTGCTCTGAGCGTTATATTTCTAATACCTGTGTGCGATGGTAGTGTTAAAGGATAAGTTATAGCCATTTAGAACGCATTGGCAAAGCTGCCACCCCTTCTCCGAGCATCCAATACAGCCGACTTACTTGCCTCGGCTATCTGTGGAAGCAGTGTTTGTATTTCGTTTCTGACGGTTTGCTGAACTCCAGTAGTCACGTTGATAGTTTGATTCACTACGACCTCGCCACCAGAGTTTCCTCTTGAGTGATCTACAACTGTTTCATTCGGGTGAAGCATAGCCATAAAGCCACCGCGACCATCTAATCCACCTGTTCGAGGGCCGTTTCCTGTGTATCCACCACCATCAAATCTAGGTAATGGAGCGCCCGATAATGTCGGCCCTTGAGGAGCGCCCACTAAAGCACTCGTTGCTAGATTAGTTATAAAACCTGTTATTTGCTTAACAACAAATATTCTAAAAAGCTCGGCAATAATGGTTGAAGCCATTGATCGGAAAGCATCTTTAATTGATGCTGTGCCAGTAACAGCGCTCATAAAGGAACGCTCAAATGAGCTTCCAATCATATCGACTGCCGTTTTCAAGTTCTTTATCTCTGGAGTTAGCTGCTTAATTTGTGACCTAGTCTTTTTAAGGGGTTCTTTTTTATCAAGCTCTTGCTGTTTCTTTGCAAAAGCAGCCCTAAGTTCTGCAATTCTTTGCTCTTGAACAGCGACAGAAGCCTCGACCATAAAGTTTTCTCTGTTACGCTTAACGATCTTATCTCTAGCCGCAGCCTCTTCCTTAGCCTCTCTTGTTATTCTTATTTGAGTGTCTGCTGTTCTGGATAATATTAAGTCATTTAGGCCACTAAGTTTTAATATGCTATCAAATTGTCTTACAACCTCGTGACTTTCTAAGCCCATATCCGCAAGAGTGTTTCTAGCTGCTAGTAAATTATCCGCTAAATCTAAAGCACTGTTTGACGCTTCTAGCGCATCCATAACTGTATTTGTAATATCTTTGGATACTTTAAGCGTTGCCTCCATATCATCCATACGCTCAAAATATCTAGCAATCAGTTTAGTTTGCAGTTCCTGACCTTCTGGAACATCGAATAATGAGTTGACACGCTCTCTTGCCTTTTTTAGTCGAGGCTCAATTTTATCTATATCATCAAAAAATGGATTCAGCATATCTTGTATAGATGATGTAAGGCCTCGCGCTACCTCTTCAAATGCTTGCCTTCTTAAAGTATGTATTAATCTTTGAGCTTTCTCGTCTGCTTCCCCAATAGGAATAATTAGATTATTTTTTATTATTTTATCTAAGCCCTTCATCTCTTGAACAGCTTCTTTTACTCTATCTAATTCCTCTGCTGCTTTTCCTGCTGAATTACCGAAAGATGTCATTGTAGCTAATATCGGAAAACCAATTGCTGCAATAACACCCAAAATAGGAGCAACAACTCCGAGAGAGCCGCCAAGAAGCGCAAAGCCTCCTGCGATTTGAGGTAACTGCATACCAAGCACTCGGAACATATTTGTTCCCATCGATGCTTGTACCGCGATGTCGCCTAACTGGTTTGCAGTGTTTTGGAATATGAATGTCGTTCTGCCTGACATTCCTCGGCTAGTTCGAGCAACGCTTGTACCCATCTGCTCAACAGCGCTGTCGGCTTGCATTGCTGACGTTTTAACTTGATCGGTAGCTCGCTTAAAATCTTTAGCGCCCTTTTGAGCGCCTCTGGCATCGATATTAAGACTTAATGTTGTCATAATAATTACGCTCCGTAATATCTAAGGCCATCATGCAACGAGCAAAACTTTGGCGTTCAATAGGATCATCAAGACCAATATGAGAGCAATATGACATAATTTCACTGAACGGTATAGGGGAAAACCCAGAATATCCTATTTGTCGCCCTTGTCTCAAATCGTTATATCCAATCCAATACATCATATTTTGAGGATTAGGTTTATTTCTGACCTCTATTGCGCCCTTTGCCATCAAGTAAGCCTCATCCTTTGCAGAGTACTTAAAAGACCATAGAAGCGCCTCGATTAGTTTTTTACCGTTTCCTCTTCGACTTCCTGTCTAAAATTACCTAACTCATCAACGTACTTTGCCCAATCCATAAAAAACTCGGACAATTCATTTATCTTTACATCGGCAAGCTCAAGAAAATGCTCCTTATCGCATTTCATCTTAGTGCCATCGTTTTGTATATTAGTCTCCCATGAAACAACGCAAGTATCATAAAGAGCTTCAAATAACTTCTTGCCGACCTCCTTATCGGAATCAAACTTAAATTTTGTGTATTTATCCTCATCGTCCATCATTTTAGTTGCTTTGAGGGTTTGCATTTCTTGATATAATACCACCTGTTCACGTTTTACTGTTAAATCAGGGTTAGCCCAACCTCCTGCACGACATTTGATAGTGATATATGTTTTGCCCTTATCAGCTAAAAAGTCTAACTCAGGTGAAAATTTACTCTCAAAAACCATATCTGATAATTGAGGTTTCTTTAGTTTAAGCATCGGTGTCTCCTTTGTCGGTTTTGTGTGGGGCAGGAATACCGACAACCCACCCCACTATAGACGTCTATTCTTGTGTTTTCTTAGCCTTTGATTCTTTGGCTAGTTCGGGTTTGTCGGCCAACCCTAACTCTTTGACAGTCTTAGCATCAATTTGATCGCCAACGTAAAAAGTTTTCTCTTTACCATCGACAGTTCCGTGAAATTTACGAACAGCAATCATGAAACTGCTCTCGTTAGTTTTACTGACGCATCCTCTGTGGCTTCGTCATACATTGCTCGGATTGTTACGTCCTGCATTGCATTAGTGCCAGTGAAGTCGATATTAGATCCAGTAAATTTACACTTAGGAAATAGGAGAGTGTATTTTTTGCCCGATACTGAACCCAATGGAAAAGTAACTGCAAAGAGCGAGTGATTTGTATCTCTTGCTGCATTATACAAAGTTGCAAAGTTAGTATCTACATAAACACGCGCAGTTATTTCAGGAAGCAAAGCGCCTCTTGTAATGCCATCCTTAGTAAAAGAGCTTCCTAACTTTGTTTGCGCTTCTCTGCCTTCATAGTTGAAGTTGATAGTCGCACTCTCAAAAGCGTCTAGTGTGTACCCTGCAAATGCTATCGTTCCAACATCAACACCTGATGTTAAAGGCGCTCTTTCGGTTTGATCTGTATATGATGAGCTACCGATTGCAGATGTTGTCGTATCAAGTGAACCCATGCCAGTTAGATCAAAGGAAAACCCTATCTCTGCATTTGAAGCAAGAGTTAATGATCCACCAGTTGCCTCGACACCTGTGTAACGCATCATTGTAAGCGTACCGCCAACTCCTGCGTTTATTCCGTTCTCTACAGTAACGGTTTTAGTTGCCTTTGCACTTTTTAATACGTTTGTTGAGTAAGCTCCTTGAAGCAAACTCTCAAGGAATGTGTCGTAGGCTCCATAAACCAATGTGCCTGACATAGAACCAGTGACATCAATTCCTGCAATAGCCGTTTCAACTGCTTCGCCTTTTGCTGCGAGTGATCGATGCTCGATTACATTTGGAGCAGCAGTCATATTTATTGGAACATCGCTTGTTGTGAACGATGGTGATGAGGGAGTAGTTCCCACTGTTGATTCAGCCACAAACGCGCTCCGTAGCTGATTAGATGCAATGCCAGTCATGTTGTGGCCTCCTTATTTAAACTCGTATCGTATAAAAGGAACGACAAAAGTTGCAATGTTAAATGGTATATCAGAAACTTCTCCAGAAATATATGGGTGCTGTTGATCTGGTGAGAATCTGATAAATTCGTTTGTAGTCGCTATTGCACCCGTATTCGCAATCCTTTTATCAAAAAAAATACCGTCTAATGTTTCTGCGTAACCTCTCCAAGTCTCCGATCCCTTGCCGTTCTCTGTAAAGATCTGGATAGTTACGATGCCAGTATAATCTATTCTATTAGTATTTGCACCAATAGATCCCTGCATAGTTAAACCATTTTCTATTGAAACTCGGATACTATTAAAAGAAGGCGTAAACTCATGTCCATCGAAACCTATTGGAGTCGTTGTTCCCCATTGGGTGCTTAAATATGTCTCAATCGCTCTGCGCTCTAGTGCATAAGTCATATTAGCACGTTCCTATATTTGGTTCGCATTTCGGCTAACGTTAGTGCAACCATACCTTTCGGAGCTTGCCTAGACCATCCATTTTCTAACCTATTTGCATAAGGCAGATTATTTTGAATAATAATTGATTTATCTTTCTTATATTCAAAAGTCTCGATTGTTTGTGTGCCGCGAGTAATAGATGATGTTCCTGTCTTATCGGATGTATTAACCTTTGCAGGGTTCATTCTATTCTTGCTGACGATCCAGTTACCTCTAAATCGACCAGTATCGACAGGTGACTTCTTAACGATACCTCGCAAACTATCCATAGCAATCAATGAGATAACGTCCTCGATCTTTTCATCGGTATCGACTAAATCTTTATTTAGCTTTATCTCAAAATTCTTATAACTCATTTCTGCAAGGCCACCCCATATTGAACAGAGACAGATCCGACAATTTTCTGCGCTGCCTTTATTTCATAATCAATAGACGAAATAGTTAGCTTGTAGCCCTCTTTGATAATCTCAGTAAAACCCTCGAACAAAACTAGCTGACGATTAGAGCCAATAATAGCATCGGGAAATATATCTCTGGCAGGAGTATCGGTATCAAATAAAGCTCTGCCTGTGAGAGTTGTTGTTGTTACTGAATAAGTACCTGTTGCAGGATCATAAGCTCCTTGCGTTTCGTAAGCCACTGTCGCATCAAAGATAACATCCGTTACCGCTAAATCAACGGCATCGAAGGCTGCATCCGCGATTGCTGTGACTGTTGTACTCATGCGCGAACCATTTTAAGTTGAGCGCCACCATAAATTGTATATGGCGAAAGCAATCCCTCAATGACTACAAATCGAGGCGTTTCTCTAAAGTTTGTAAATTCTACTTCGGTTTCTACTGGCCCTGCTTTGTTCTTCTCTCGAACCTTTGCACCACCCTCTACCGTGGCAAATACGTTTGTTCCCTGATTAATAATATAGGCTAACTCTGCTTGAGCATCCTTTATATCCTGTGGAACAGTATCGGGATCGATAGGCCAATCTTTAACCAGATAAATACCTGTCAAACGAGGCCATGCCATCGCCTGATAGCGATATTGTTGCTCACCGACAAAAGTATAACTTCTATTTATATAATCAGCCGCTTTGACGAGTTCAGCTTCTTTTGTTGCTGCAGAGTGAGCAAGATTTACGTTTCTCTCCGTCCAGAAAGCCTCGTATTCAGCCACAGTGATATAGCTGTTTGCTGTCGCATCGCCTACTGTTGTTACTATCGCCATATCTTAACCCTTCTTCGTAGACGCTTTCTTTTTCGCAGGCTTTTTAGGGGCTTTGCCGCCTTCCCACGCTTCGTTTACTTCAGTTTTTGGATCATCTGCTATGAGTTGACCTTTATCATTCCTTGCTCGCTTTGGTTCGCCTTCGAAGCGCTCGTGTTTCTTGCTGTCGAAATCTATCTCGTTGATTAGCGCCCATCCAACTTTTGAGCCTTTATGCTTAATTTTAATAAGATTCATTTTATCACCATTTAACTTTTGCCGCCCAAAAAGCCGCACTCATTCGACCTTTCTGGATGTTCTTTCTATGTCTAGCTAAGAAAGACTTTCTCCTAGCTTTCTGTTCAGCAGTTCGAGGGTTTTTTCCTGCGCCCTTAACACCCTGCTGACCAAATCTAATCGTTTTAACCTTATCTCCGACTTTTGCTAATACAACATGGCTTTTAGTCGAGTGACTTGGCGTTTTCTTTGGCTTGTTATATCCTGCGACACCCAACCTTTTTATTCTCGGATCTCGCTTGCTCATCTTAGTCGCCTTAAAAA